CGGATGACCTGCTATTTATTGCAGAGAATGGTAATACCTTCGGGCGCGATTCGGTTGAGTATGAAGAGACTCGGTACGGCGACACAGACAGCGCAGACGACTATCTGGGCAGCTCTAACGACCCAGAGGACTACAGGAACGTCCGCGCCTTACGAGTCATTGAGCGGCAGCACCGTAAAATTACGCGCATCGATTGTTTTGTAGACCCGAATACTGGTGACGCAAGACCTGCACCTGAAGCATGGAACGACCGTAAGATTAAGAAGTTCGCTAAGGACTATGGCTTGTCTGTCATCAACAAGATGCAGAAGAAGGTTCGTTGGACAGTGACCTGTGACAAGGTGGTACTGCATGACGACTGGTCGCCCTACAACGACTTTACCATTGTCCCTTACTTTGCATATTTCCGCAGAGGCCGTCCGTTCGGCATGGTACGTAACCTTCTGTCTCCGCAGGAGCAGTTAAACAAGATCAGTAGCCAAGAGCTGCATATCGTTAATACCACCGCTAATAGTGGCTGGATGGTAGAGACGGGTTCATTGGTAGGTATGACTGCCGATGACTTGGAAGAGCACGGTGCTGAGACTGGTCTGGTTATTGAGTACGCCCGTGGTACCAACCCGCCAATGAAGATTAGCCCTAATACTATCCCTACTGGTTTAGACCGTATCGGGCAGAAGGCTGCGGCTAACATTCAGGCGATCAGTGGTATTAACGAGTCCATGCTTGGTACAGACAGCGCGGAGGTATCTGGCATCGCTATCCAAGCGAAGCAAAATCGTGGCGCGATAATGATCCAAGTGCCGTTGGATAATCTGCGTAAGACTCGTCACTACTTGGCTGAGAAAATACTTAACTTAGTGCAGACGTTCTACACCGAAGAGCGAGTGATACAGGTTACTAACGACGCTGACCCACTCAAGCCACGCGAGCCTATGGTCATCAACGAGATGACCCCAGAAGGTAGGATTATCAACGACCTAACGCTTGGCGAATATGACGTTGTAGTGGCAACAGCCCCTGCGCGTGATTCATTCGATGAAGTGCAGTTCGCTGAAGCACTTAACTTACGTCAGGTTGGGGTTGCGATACCTGATGACGCGATTATTGAGTACTCACACCTTGCTAAGAAAGGTGAGCTTGCTAAGCGCATACGTATGATTACAGGTGTTGAGCAGTCACCAGAGCAGCAGCAGCAAGCAGCCATGATGCAGCAGGTTCAAATGCAGCAAGTACAGCTTGAGCTAGAGAAGATGCAAGCAGAAGTGCAGAAGTTGAACTCTGAATCAGCAGTCAACATATCGAAGGTTCAAGACACCACCGATGTTCAGCCACAACTACGCATGGCAGAACTGCAAACCAAGATCGAGATAAAGATGCAAGAACTGCAGCTTCGTCGAGAACTGGCTGATCTAACCAATGAAGTTAGAACCAATCAGCAACAAACCCAAGCCGCAGCAAGAATTGCTACAACAGCAATGCAGACCGGCGCTAAAACCCGTCCAACACAATAGGAAATTCTATGTCAGACGAAAATGAAGTAACAGAAACTAACCTAATGCCTGGGGCTGATGTGCAGGAGCCTGTACAAGAGGCGTTAGACCTTAACTTTGGTTTAGGCGAAGAGGTGGAAGATGCGGAAGAACCCACTGAGGAAGTGGAAGAGGACGTTATCGAAGAGACAGAAGCGGCTGTCGAGGAAGAAGAAGAGGCAGTAGAAGATGACACGACCGATGACGGCGACCAAGAAGAAGAGGATGGCGATACTTCTGAAGAGGAAGAAGTTACCGCTGAAGCCCCCGAAGAAGTAGCACCGGCTAAAACCAAAAAGCCGATGGTGCCGAAGTCCCGTTTAGATGAAGTGCTATCCAAACAAAAAGCTTTGCAGAAGCAGCTAGACGACATGAAAGCTGCACAAGTTGTAGCCGAAAGTGCTCCAGAAGAGTACGACTTTGCTACTAAAGAAGTGGAGTATCAGACTCTAGTGCTAGATGGCGAAGCTGATAAGGCCGCAGAGCTGCGTCATGAGATGAGAAAAGCAGAGCGAGAGCAGATGGCTTTCGAGATGCGCCAAGAAATGACACAGACGGTCAATCAAAACCAACAAGCTACTGCTCTGCAGACGGCTGCGACTGACTTGGAGGCCAACTTCCCAGTCTTTGATCAGAACTCAGAGTCTTATAACGCTGAATACACTCAGGAAGTAATCGACCTGCGCGATGCGTTTATTACGCAAGGGCATGGTGCGGTAGAAGCGTTAGGTAAAGCGGCTAATTTCGTGGTCAAAAACTATGACTTAGTTGAAACAGTAGCAGACGAAGGTTCTGCGTTAAGTGGCAGTAAAGCGCCAGCTCGTAAAGCTGATGAGGTTGCTAAGAAACGGGCCGAAGTAAGTAAAAAGCTAAGGGCTGCAGAAGCACAACCCCCCGAATTGCCAGGAGAAAGCTCCGCCAATCGCGGCGAGAAAGGGCTTGATGTGGCCTCTATGTCCGAAGACGAGTTTAACGCCTTGCCAGAAGCTACTTTGAAGCGACTGCGCGGCGATATCGTTTAGTTTGCAATGATTATGGCGTTTCTGCTTGTTGTCATTGTTGATAACCAGCCGTTGAAAGAAGAGTTTTTCTTTAGAAGCGTCACAGTCTGTAACAAATTCGCTTACTTCGTCGAATCTGGGCAGGTCTCATTAGGCCAAAGCCACCGAAAACAGAAAAACATCAGCGCCTACTGCATCCCTAGAAAGATCAGCAGTAGCACTAAAACATGGGATTAGATTATGGCAGATAGAGATCCAAGGTTAGCCAGAGCAGGTGTCTCTGGCTTTAATAAGCCGAAGCGAACACCCAGTCATCCTAAAAAGTCACATATTGTTGTGGCTAAAGAAGGCGATAAGATTAAAACAATCCGGTTTGGTGAGCAGGGCGCAAGCACCGCCGGTAAGCCAAAGGCTGGTGAGTCAGACAAGATGAAAGCAAAACGTAAAAGCTTCAAATCTAGGCATGGAAAGAACATTGCGAAGGGCAAGATGTCCGCAGCATATTGGGCAAATCGCGTAAAATGGTAGCAAAAATAAGCTTGCTACTTTTAGTACTAATGCTAATATTCACTAATCGCTAGACCATGCGACATTGGTTCGTGCCGTACACGTTAAAAACGTAAACCGCCTGTAAAGGCGTTAAACCTTCCGAGGTCGCACCTCGTTAATAAGCGCTAGTTCGTCTCCCCACGATAGAGGGAAACGGGTTAGCCGCTCCATAAGTCGGCTATATGAATAGTGCGTATGCACTAACAAAACTTATACGTCAATATATGGAGGCCAATCATGGCTTTAACGAACTTCGGAACGCTTTCGGGCGATCAATTACAGGCGTGGAGCCGTGACTTTTGGAAAGTCGCTCGCAACATGTCATTCATCAACCAGTTCGCAGGATCTGGTCAGAACGCAATGGTTCAGCGTATTACTGAACTAACCAAGAGCCAGAAAGGTACTAAGGCAAATATCACTTTGCTTGCTGACATGACTGGTGACGGTATCACTGGCGACAACACCTTAGAAGGTAATGAAGAAGCACTGCGTGCCTTCGACATCACAATCGAGCTGGATCAACTCCGCTTCGCTAACCGCGTAGCTGGACGTATGGCCGACCAGAAGACTGTTGTTAACTTCCGTGAGCAATCTCGTGACGCACTTGCATATGCAATGGCTGACCGTATGGATCAGTTGGCGTTCTTAACACTGTCTGGTGTTGCTTATACAAACAAAACAAACGGTGCCTTGAGAGCTACTTCTGGAACTGCTGGTCACGAGTTAGTAGACCTTGAGTTTGCTTCAGACGTTTCTGCTCCTACTAGTGCTCGTCACCGTCGCTGGGATGCGACTGACGGTTTGGTAGCTGGTGCAACTAACGCTGTTGCTGCTGCTGACAAGATCTCTTACGAGTGTATTGTCAACTTAAAAGCCTTCGCCAAAGACAACTACATCCGTGGTCTACGTGGTGCTGGTAACGAAGAAGTCTTCCACATGTTTGTAACACCACAGCAAATGGCTGCTTTGAAGTTAGATGCTTCATTCCTAGCTAACGTGCGTAACGCTGGTGTTCGCGGTCAAGCTAACAGCCTGTTTTCAGGTTCAAGCAGCTTGATGGTAGACGGCGTGATGATCCACGAGTTCCGACATGTGTTTAACACATCCGGTGCTACAAGTGGTGCATCAGGTAACGCTGGCGCTGCTGGCTACAAGTGGGGCGCAGGTGCAAACGTAGACGGTGCTCGCGCATTGTTCTGTGGCGCACAAGCTCTAGCGATGGCTGATATTGGTAACCCTGAGATTGTTGAAGACACCTTCGACTACTCAAACCAAGCTGGTATCTCTATCGGTAAGATCTTCGGTTTACGCAAGCCTAAGTACAACAGCGACGTAAGTGGCAATGTACAGGACTTCGGTGTAATCGCGCTAGATACCGCTGTATAAGCGGCTTGGCCCCCTCTCAGGAGGGGGTCTTTTTTTGTACTCAACTAAATAAAAGGAAGACCATGAAGGTTATTGCTAAAGAAGATATACGTGTAGCAACTTTGTCAGGTGGCGTATTTGTATTAACTGCAAACGAGCCTGTTGAGTGCGCCGATGAAATCGGACTAATCGCAATGCAGATGGGCGCTAAGTTAGTGTCAGAAAGCAAGACAGACGAGGTTGTGGAAGAACAGCCTGTCGAGGAAGTTGCCGAAGGTAGAGCTACCTATTACGGCGAAGAAGATAAAAACGAAGGTATCCCTCCAGCAGAGTTAATTGCAGTTATGGAGGCACTTATCCAAGGGGGTGATCCAGTTAATTTCAAATCCGATGGTAGCCCAAAAGCTAACGTCGTAAACAAAGCCGCAGGGCGCACGGTTTCTACAAGTGAGCGAGAAGCAGCTTGGGAAGAAGCCCTTAATAGTTAGAGGTTGATATGACGGTTACAGTACAAAGCGTAATTGATCGCGTCCAAACAATATTACAGGACACCACAGGTATTCGATGGCCTGTTGTTACTGAGTTGGTGTTGTTCGTAAACGACGCGCAGCGCGAGATTGCTTTGATCAAACCAGATGCAAGCGCTGTAAACGCTACCGTAACTTTGGCTACAGGTACAAAGCAAGAGATACCCGCTGCAGGTAACAGGCTCCTCCGTGTTGTAAGAAACATGTCAGCGGCCTCTAGTGGTACTGGCAAGAGATCAGTGAGACTTGTGTCCCGTGAGGTGTTAGATGCCCAAACCCCAGATTGGCACGACCCAACTGTATCGGGTGACGCTGCGCATACTGCCGTTATAAAGCACTATATCTATGACGAGCAAAACCCACGTAACTTTTATGTCTATCCTGGGGTTGCCGGTAATTCTTATATAGAGATTATCTACTCTTCTAATCCATCAACGGTGGCGCAGAACGGTAATCTAAGCATCCCAGATATATTCGCCAACGCTGTGATGGACTACGTGCTCTTCCGTGCTTACACAAAAGACGCTGAGTACGCTGGTAACAGTCAGAGAGCAAGCACGCACTACAATTTGTTTATAGCGTCCGTAACTGGCAAAGCGCAGATAGACGCGATTACCTCGCCAAACGTAGATTCAAATAGACAGACAAGTATTCTCCCTCAACAAGTTAGAGGCTAATAGATGGCTGCGTATGAATCACTTTTAGCAGAGATAATACCGATGGTGCCAAGCTGCACCGACACGCTTATTGAACAGAATATTAGAGCGGCTGTAATCGAGTTATGCGAGAAGTCGAAAGTCTATCAGGCTGAGTTAGATCCGATTACAACGGTGGCTAACTTGTATGAGTACGACCTTGAGCCACCATCAGGGACAGTAGTCCATGAGATTGTCTGGGTTACTCATAACGGCATCGATCTTGAGCCATCAACCACAGCTCTAATAGAACAGCGCAAACCGAAATGGCGTATCAAAGGGTATGAAGGGACACCTGAGTTCTTTGTAAAACAGTCGCCCTCCATGTTCTACCTTGTACCAGTGCCAAGTGCTACGGAGGCAAACAGCCTTCTTGTTCGCGCCATTCTCAAGCCTACACACCGCTCAACTTCCTGCAGCGATGACGTAATGAACGACTACCGCGACACCATAATTAACGGTGCGTTGTACAGGCTGTTAAGAATTCCTGGGCGCGAGTGGACAGATTACCC